CGCAGCGCCCGCGCCGATGGCGGCAAGCGCGGCACCGGCAGCAACCGACGCCTTGCCCACCTTGTCCTTGAAGCTCATAGATGCGCGTTCGGCCTTGTCCATCGCGGCCACGGCGCTTGTGGCGTCACCGATGATTCGGATTGCCAGCACGGCGGACTTCATGCGATCACCTCACCTTGCTTTACGTCTTGCGTTCTCGGTCTCTTCGGCTTCGGCCTGCAACAAGGCCGTACAGGTGCCCCAATCGGCTTCTTGGGGCACCTGCTCACGCCGCCACTGCCACGGCGTGCCGCCGAAGCGGGCGGCTAATATGCAACTCAGTTCGCCGAAGCTGCCTGAGTCCCATTGGTCAAAAAATCCGGCGCGTCGTCACCTGACGTGGCCGTGTACTGAAGCACGTCGCCGCTGTAGGTCTCGGCGGTTTCAGCGTCGGCGGGGTCGTTGTTCGTGTCCACCACGGAAACCACGGTGTCGGCCCACTGCTCGAATGGCAGCGTGGTCGAACCGAGCTGGCGGCAGCGCACATAGGCGGCGTAGGCGTTGAGCTTCACCACGGCGTCAAGGGCGCTGCCCCAGCCCTTCGCCTTGGCGTGGGTCTCAGCTTGGCACCGTTGCCACATGGTCACGCATACTTCGTCCGTGTGCCCGTCCAAGTAGGTGATACGGGTGTTCGGGGTCTTGGTCTCGTTGCTCATTTCGATAGATCTCCTGTCGTGATTCGGTTGATAATCTTCTGCACCGCGTCCGCGTAAACCTGCGTCCACTGCGGTTCGGTGTTCTTCGCGGCCTTGTTGGCGAAGTAGGTGGCTTTGATGTTGTGCTTGGGCCAGCCGTAGTTAATGACGCCCGCGTACTTCACCTTGCCCTTGTTTCCGACGCGCACGACACCGGCTTTCTGGGTGGCGCCGGCGCGCACGCTTTTGGCGAGACGGCCGGTCTTGCCCTTCGGGGCCAGCGACTTCGCTTCGGGTGCGACGATCTGCGCGGCCTGTTTGTTGACGGCGCGCAAGTCCTTCATCTCGATACCGGCTTGCCGCAAGCCCTTGGCGAGCTGTCCCGCTCCCTTGAGCTGCAGATAGCCGTTGCCGCCAGCCGCGTAATTGCCGGTCATGCGCTGGCCGTGTACGTTTCAGGCGTAACGTCGATGGCTACAAACGAAAAGTCATTGCTGTTCTTTGTCTTCACGTCGCCGCCGAACTGAATGGACGCGATAACCACCGAGCCGGTGAGCTTCAAGCTGCCCTTAAGGTTCGGCACCCACTCGAACGGCAGCGTCTCGCCGCTGTGCTTGAGACACCAGACCTGTAGGCCGTCCATGCTGAAGTCTTCCTTGACGTTGCCGGTGAGCGACCACGTCTCGGTCTGCGAGCCGCCTTCGGTATGGCCGTCGAGGAAGTTGTCGTTATCCTCGGTGTCTGTCGAGGGTTCAAGCGCGGTGTTGATAACGTCCGCGCTGAAGTCCTGTGCGGTGCCGGTCTTGCCGATTTTCAGGCTACCGGGGCCAAGGGTGCGTACCTTTGACATGATTGTTCCTTTCAGTTGATTTCAAGGGGATTGAGGATGATTTCGTAGGCCGCTAGATTGCCGACGCCCGGCAGGCCGTAGGTGACGGGTTTAGCGGTCTTCATGTTCAAGTGCCGTTCATGCAAGCGTTCCAACACCGGAATGAGCAAGTCGAGGCTTTCGGTCTGGGTCGCCGTCGTGCCAGCGATCAGGTTCACCGTCCATGTGGTGCTTACGAACTGCCAGCCCTCATAGGTGATTTCTGGCGGGTCGATAAGCACGGCCACCTTGCCTGGCAGCGGCCGGGCCTCTTGCGCGTCGATGGTCACGACGGTGACAAGAGCGCCCAGCATGTCGGTAAGCATGTCCATAAGCGTTTCGCGCTCGGTGATTATCTGGCTGTCACTCACGCGATCACCAGCCCGCCTGTCGGCACGCCCGCCGCGTTGAGCTTCGGCCACACGCTGCGCAACGGGTCGGTGCTGACACGGAACGGCTCAAGCGTGCCGTCGCCGACGTTCATCACGCCCAAACGGGCGTCACGTGAGTTGTACAGGTCGGCCGCGCAGGCGGTCACGCAATCCGTTTTCACGGGGTCCGGCACGCTGTAACCGTCTATCGCGCCGGCCACATAGCTGATGGCGCTGGTGATGGCGCGTTGCACTCGGTCGGTGTCGCCGGCCGGGACTCCGATTTCGTCACGCACCGACGCTTCGTATTTTTTCCAGTCCACCAAGGCTGACTCCTTTCATGATGATTGCTATGGATGGTGCGGGGCTAAGGGTTAGTCGATTTTGTACAGGCGGGGAGTGAACGTCTTATCGACCTCGCCCGTGGTGTTGACGAATATATTGAGGCGCAGCGTCCCGGCCTTCAAGGGGCGCGGCCCATAGCCCTTAGGTTCGAACGCGATTGTCTGTCCGCTGCCGTCATCGGGGGTGAGAGTGGACTGGATGCCAATCAACCATGAGCTGCTGTCATACGGCCAGTCGGAGGCGTCCAGCGTGTACGTGCCCGCGTCCACATGGACGGAACATGTCAGGCTATCCCACGAGTCAACCTTTTGTGTGGTGGAGCCTTTGAAACGGTACGTGCCCGGTGTCGTTTCCGTGACCATAACACCCGGGGCGGCACCCACTGTCTTAGGCAGTCCGGTGACACGCGGATACAGGTTCGCTAATTCACAACCCCCCCCCTAAGGCTCGTGTTGTCGGGTCGCATCCACTCGTGCGCGGTGTCGCCGGATTCGAGCTGGACTCGGAGGTCGCCGTCCTTCGCGGTGGGCGTGGCCTCGCTGGACAGGATTTCGAAGCGCAGGCTGACGGTGCCGGCAGGGATTGCAACGGCATTGCCTCCCGAGGTGACCTGACCGTCTAGCTGGTGTCCTTTGGCGTCGAGGAATTTGACGCTGGTGGACAACCCGGCGATAAAGGTGGGGTCGCGCAATATCACGGTGCCCTGTACCGGGCATGGGAACGTCCACGCCAAGCCCGCCCACTGCCGTGCGGCGGCACCGGTGACGTGCAGCGAACCGTCAGTGTTGACGGTGGCGGTCAACCCGTTGCCCTCGGCGGGACCGTAGGACAGCAGGTTGCGCGAGAGCACCGTGACCGGCACGTCGGTTTTTACCGCTGGGTTGACGGTGCTGGATATCGTCACGTCGGTTTTTCCCGGTTTTTTCCCGGTGATTGTGATGGTGGTCATTGGCTCACCTCGATGTCGATCAGGTCGGTGCCGGCAGTGGTGGCGGTTACTGTCTGTGGTGCCGTGGCTGGTGTGATTGTGGTTTTGATTTTTGCGGTTTTGCCCGCGATGACGGTCAGGCTAGCCGGTGTAGCACTTAGTCCCGTGGGCGTCAGACTTTTGGGAACTGGACGGGGATAAGGCCCAACGGCTGCGTGGCGGCGACGGCCAGGTAGCCGTAGACGCTGTAATTTTCGGTGAGCTTGGTGGGGTCGCCATCGCTGAGCTGCGTCGGGCCGCCGCTTTCCCAGACCGTTACCGCTTCGGGGTCGATGAAGCACGCCGTGCCGGTGGGGGCGCTTGGGAGGAGCTGGACGGGGACGCGGAGGAATCGGCCGGCGATGCCGGTGAGGTCGAAGTCTCCGATGGTGTCCGAGCCGTCGCCGGACAGGTTCAAGAATCGACTGCCGGTGTCCTTGAGCTTGATGAGCGCGGCCATGACGTCCTTGGAAACGCCGAGGCGAGTGAGGGACACGTTGCGGTCGTCGGCGAGTTCGGCGGCGTCCATGATCAGGCCCGCCCACTGGTCGATGGTCATGGCGGTGAGCGCGGCGGGCGCGTCGATGCGGTTGGGGTTGGTGGATGCGTCTCGCTGCGCGGCGATGGTGGAATACAGGTAGTTGCGCACGGCGGTTTCGGTCGCTTTCGCGTAGCTGTTGCGAAGCGCGGCCAATGCCGTGTTCAGCATCGGTGTAGTGCTGCGTTCGATCACCTGACGCGACAGCGTGGTGTAGCCGCCGTAGGTGTCGATACCGACGCTCTTGGTACCGAACGTGACCTTGCCGAACGGCAGCGCGGCACCTTCGGCAGTCTGCTTGCCGGTGGTCGTGGTGTCGGTGGCCACCACGTTGTATTCCATGGTCATGCCCTTGGCCGGCAGCGTGTCGTGAGTCAACAGGTTGGTGACCTTGCGGCGCATCTGAATTAGTCGCAGGTCGTCCGCGATCCAGGTGGTGGTGTTGCCGGTGTTGCCGGTGGCGATGAGGTCACGGCATTCGTGCATCAGGTTCACGGCGGCTTCCTCACCTCGGTAGAGGGACTGGAGGTAGTCGCCTGCGGTACGGTATTCCGCGCCCAGCGGCTTCGGCTTGTCCGGGCTTCCGGCGTGTGCCAATGCAGCCTTGAGGCTGCGCTGTTCGTCCTTGATGCCGTCCAGCATCTCCATGAGTTCCTTGTCCATTCGGGTTTCCTCGCTTTCCTTCGATGGATCGTGTTTTTCGATTTCCTGGGTGTTCGTTTCGGCGGCGCTGCGTTGGCCGGTGATTTTCGCCGCCTCATAGGCGGGCCAGCTGACCACGCTTGTTTCCAGCAGGCGGACACGCTTGCGGTGGGTTATACCCTGCTTGTCGGTTTCGTCCTGCACTGGGATGAAGCCGACAGACAGGGAGTCGAGAGCGCCGTCTCGCAGGAGGGCCACCACGTCGCGGCCTCGCTGCGTGTCCGAGATTCTGGCGGTGATGTGCAGACCGTCGTTACGGCTTTCCGCTCCCGTGATGCGGCCGATGAGTTCGCCGTGCTGGTAGCAGAGCTTGGCGTTGTCAACGTCGTCGAAACGGCAGTCGGGGTCGAAGGTCTCGGCTCCCTTCCAGGTGTCGATGATGCTGCCGAAGGGTACGGCGATGCCTTCCAATGTGCGGCCGTCGCCTTCCTCAGCAGCGCGTAGGCATATGCCTTTGAATCCGATTTCATGACGGTTCACTGGTTCACCTCTTCCGGTTGCGGCGCGTTGATGAGCGGGGGCAGGGCCTCGCGTGCGCGCACCTCGTTAATTTCCATCCATCCTGATTCGAGGGCGGTCTTGTAGGCGTTGAAACGGTCGCTCATGTCGGCGCGGCGACTTGAATCCCAGTCGAACGCGGCGGTGCGGCCTCGTGGCAGCAGTCTGTTGAACAGTTCCTCTATCTCGCCCGCGTAGGCGGCCAGCGTGTAGTCGGCGAACTCAATCCAGCTTTGCTCGATGTTCGAATAGGTGAGATTGCTGCCATCGACTGCGGCGAGCATGATGGACGCGGGAATGCCCAACAGTCGCGCGATCTGCGTGGTGTCGAACTTCTGGGTTTCCAAAAACTGCAAGTCGGCCGGCTTCATGTCCAGCGGCACGTATTTCAGCTTGCTGCCCAGCACCTTGATGTCGCCTGCGGTTCCGGTGGCCTTCCATGCCTCTTTCGCGTTCCTGGCGATGTCGGGCGTCACCTTGTCCTCGGAGGACAGGTAGCCCTTGAGGTTGCTGGAATCGGTGTAGAAGCGGGCCTTGTAATCCCGCGCCTGCTGCGCGCTTTCGACTTCCTCGCGTGCCGCACCGATGGGGCCGAGGCCTCGCAGTCGACCGGGCACGTTCAAAAACTTGCAGTGCACGATCTGGTCGGCCGTGTAGTCCACACCGAGATACGAGTAACGGAGCTTCGGCGCCGCTGGGTCCTTGCCGTCGTCCGAGACGGTCACGAGCGAGGGCGGCAGCACCTCGCAGGTCACGACCTCCCCGGCGTAGCGCACAAGCCGTACGAAGGCGTTGCCGTCCAACACCATGCTGGCCACCATGTCGGCGAGGAAGTCACGGCGGGAACGGTTCACGTCCGGCTGGAGGATAAGCGAGCTCACGGTGTCCAGCTTCAGACCGCCGCGCATCTCGTGGATCGGCAGACCGGTTATCGCGGTCTGCAACACCTGGACCCCGCGAAACACGGTGGACAGGCTCAACGGGTCACACACCGGCTCGCGGTTGGGCGGCCTGATGCCCTCGGGCATATCATCCGCATCACTGCGGGTCAGGATACGCCCGGCGAGCTTCATACGATCCCAGAGACTCAGGTTGTTCATGCCGCCGATTATGCGAGTCTGGTTCGGTTTCCGTCCACCACCGTGCCGCCAAGTACCGCCAAGTACCGCCAAGTACCGCCAAACGGTCAGTAGATTTGCAGGGGTCCGGAGTCTTCGGGACGGTGCACGGCTCCCCATGCGGCCAACATGCAGCTTTCGAGCGGCGAGGTGAGGCCTGTGCTGCCTCGCCGGCTCAATCGCCATGCGTCGCCGGCCCATTTGCGTGCCGAGTTGGCGGCGCTGGCGTCAAGGTCGGGGTCGGCGGCATGTTTGATGGTGCCGTTGTTCAGCCCGCTCACATAGCTTTGCCCGGTGGTCAGGAAGTCGGCCGCGTCCATGTCCACGAACTCGATGACGGGGTCACCGTTCCGGTCGGTGAGATTATGCAGCCGGTCGGAGAGGTCGGCGGCGGTGCCGCGTTCATCGATGACGGCGGGCGCATGGTAAGTTTCGCACAATCTCGTGATTTCGGCGGGCGCGTATCCGGTGCCGTCGAGAATCCTCAGCAATTGCGTGGTTATGGTGCCATCGTCGTTGACGATGCCGGCGCTGATGCTGGTGTGGGTGGCATCCACGTCCACGGCGATGCCGAACACCACCGGGCGGTCCCCGAGTTCGGCCGGTGTCACCGGCATGGTGGCTGTGGCATTCCATGTTGTTTCGTCGATGGCGCGGTCGGTGATGCCGTCGTCTCTCCGGTTGCCGAACGCTCTCGCCCAGCCTGCCGGGTTGCCCTTGAACTGCTCGCGAAAGTCCCTGAGCTGTGATTTGTCCCAAAGCAGTCCCGCTGCCGGGTGGTAGCGCATGATGACGCCGAGGTCTTCAGGGTCTTCGCCTGAGGGGAGTCCGAAGTCGAACCAGCAGGTGCGGCGTGATTGTTCGCCGGCGCGGCACTCATCGAGTTTCCTGTTGAAGAAGGTCGAGTCTGCGGTACCTTCGGTCGAGGTTATCCACAGCTGGGGTTGCACGCCGGTGGCCTTCAATCGTGTGGCCATGGTCGGCATGAAGCCGTCGAGAATCGTGTTGCCGGTCTCTTCGGACAATGAAAACGCCTCATCGAGTGTGATCTTGTCGCCCTGGACACCGTGGCCGGCCACCTTCGTCACTGATTTCGGCATTATCACGCTGCCGTTGACGAATGGTTGTCGGAGGTCGCCGGCACCCATGTAGGGGCGTGCGGTGATATCGGCGAGTGGTGACGCCTGAATGGTCTTTAGATATTTCTTGAAATGGTCGCCCGCGTCCTTGCCTGTCTGAGCGAGGTAATAGATATACCTATCCGGCCCCCATTGCGAGTTGCGGGTGTCCACCGCATCCACGAGCGTCGATTTACCGCACTGGCGTGGCGTCGAGAGAATCACAGTGTCGTAATAGTAGGTTCCGGTTACGGGGTCGATTTCACCGGCCACGTCCGCCACAAGCTGCTGCCAGGGCAGCAATGGGGTGCCGAGCAGCTTGGCGAACTCGGCAACTATGGGCCCGTCCGTCCGCCGTTCCGAGTTTCGCTGCGTTCCGCCACGTACCGGCGTCATGCCTTCGCCTTCTGCAGCAGTCCGGCAAGGGCGGGGTTGACTTCCTTCTCTGCCGGAAACATCTCGTTGAGCTCCTGGAACCACAAGAGCAACTGACCCATGACACGGCTGGTATCACGTCCCTTGGCGTTCAATACGTCGAAATTGCGCGCGATGTTCACCATCGTCTTGCAAATGAACACGGCGCGTGAATTAAGCTTGCGGCCACACACGAAGTCCTGTATCAGTTCCGTCGTCGCTTTTTCCTGAAGCCCCGCCATGATGTTGTCGTAGGCCTCGAAGCCTGGCAAGGTTTCCTGACTCATTATTTTTTCAATCTCCTGTTTTCGTTGTTATTCCGCCGTTTTCAAATTTTTTTGCTCGTTTCGAGAGAGAAAAAAACTTGGCGCGGGGTCTTTTGGCTGGCCGGTCGTTTAAAAAAGCGACTACCATTGCGGCCGCGCGTCGATTCGTTCGCATTGATCGCGCAAACCGAGCGCCGCGAGTCTGGCGCGTCGCGCACGCTGCCTCGCGTCCAGCAATTCCTGCGTGAGATGGAGCGAATACCATTGCCTTGCCGTGAGCTTCGCACCCTCGTTGCGATGCTCGGCAGTGAGCCGGTCGAACACCATGGATGCGCCGGGGTCCACCACATGCAGCTCGTAGTCAAGGGCCAGCCATTCATCCAACAGGCGCGGGTGCGCGCGAGTGGACGGCAATGACTTGATAAGCCACACCTCGACCGGCGCGTTCATTCTGGCGAGCTTGTTATAGGCACCCTGCCAAGCCCCTTGCGCCGTGGCCACGAGCGGGCCAGTGGCCTCGTGCTTCACATCCACGTCAAGCATCAACGCTTCGGCCAAACGGTCGAAGTCCAGGATAAGCGCGCCGTTGCCGGCATGTTCGGCCACATACGAGCTCTTGCCCGCGCACGGAGGCCCCATGACCACATGCAACGTGGCCCCATAGCCCGACAGCACGCGATTGCTTCGGCTGATGTTGCAATGCTTGCAGGCACGCCGGATGTTCGCAACCGTGCCCTGGCCACCGGCCTTGAACGGAATGATATGGTCATCCTCTTCACCGACCTTGGTGCAGCCGGGCAGATTCAGCCAGCATTCATTGCCCCACAAATCGATGACGGTCTGCCTTACGCGCGCACCGACAACCTGACGCCTCGCCATCACTCCACCTTCCCCTTCTGCGTTTTCACCCACATATCCAGATCGGCCAGCTCGTACAGGCACGGTGAATTGATAGCGTCACCGGCCTTGAACCAGACGGGGCCGGTGTTGTCCGCCCTCATGCGCTCCATCTGACGCTGCGATTTGTGCAGATATGTGGCCGCCTGCGCGGTAGTGAGCTTCGCCCTCGGATTCATCCAACCCCCTAGAACAGATTCAACTTCGATTGCATCGATGCCTGCGATGGGGCCGTCTGGCCAGACTGCGCGGCCTTGCGCCGGAACACCGATACCTGCCCCTGCGCCCACAGGTCGAACATGGAACAAATTGCAGCCAATGCCGAGCGTGCT